TTAATATTGCTGTAACAACTACAGTATATTATAATGAACAAGCAACTGCTAAGAGTGGTACTGAGATTGCTGGTATTGTTACTAATACTATTAATGCATATAATGTTAATGAGTTAGATAGGTTTGATGGCGTATTCAGATTCTCTAAATTAAGTAAATTAATTGATAATTCTGATCCAGCAATTACAAATAATATTACTACAGTTTTATTGCGTAGAGGTTTAGTTGTTCGCTATAATACATCTGCTCAATACTTACTTAATTTAATTAATCCAATTTGGAGTTCTGGTCAACCAGAAGAATCATTTAAGAGTACTGGTTTTTATATTGCAGGCAGTGATGAAATTCATTATCTTGATGATGATGGTATACAGCATGTTCGTCTTTTCCGCTATGGAACTAATGGTATTAAAATTATTGTAAATCCAACTATTGGTAATATTGATTATGCGAATGGTGTTGTTGATATTAAAAATTTAACCATTACTGCATTAGCAAACGTAGATCTAGAACTTTCTATTCGCCCCCTATCTAATGATGTGGTTTCCGCACTTACACAAATTGCCCATATTCCTCCAGAGCATTTAAAAGTAGTAGCAATTCCTGACCCAACTGCTTCTGGTGACCTACGTGGTGGATATAACTATACATTTACTTCTAGTCGTTCATAATGATTACAAGACCTAAAGTTTCATCGATAGTAGCATCACAGCTACCTGAGTTTATCAGGGATGATTATCAAACATTCGTTGATTTTCTAAAAGCATATTATGAATTTTTAGAAACTACTCAAGCAGATCCTATATCATTACGTGATATTGATACAACGCTTGATTCATTTATTACATATTTTAAAAATGAACTTGCTCAGAAATTACCATATTCAACTGTTGATGAGCGATTTTTAATAACGAGAATTAAAGATCTATATCTTGCAAAAGGTAGTGAAGCATCGTTTAGACTTCTTTTTAGAATTTTATTTAATAAAGATATTACTGTTAACTATCCATCAACACAGATGCTACGTGCTTCTGATGGTAAATGGAATCAAGACGTTTCAGTTTTTGTAAAAATATTAGTTGGATCGCCACAAGCAATCGTTGGTAAAATGGTTGATGTTGTAACTACTACTAAGATTGTTCGTGTTCTTGTTGATCGTCGCCAGTATGTTGAAGTTGAAGTTGATCGCGCAATTAGAATTTCTGATAATGTATATGAGTTTATTTTAGATCGCCGTTTCTTTGGTACGATTTCTGTTGGCGATACTTTAAGATATTTGGATAGTAATAATAATCTATTATTTAATGGATTAATTTTACCAACTACATCAGTTCTAGCAGTTGAACAAGCAGGTACTGGTTTTAAAGTTGGTGATCTTTATAATATTAATAACTTCCAAGGTTATGGAAGTATTATGAAAGTTTCTGCTGTTGATTCAGCAGGCGGTATTTCTCAGGCTCAATTTATTAAATTTGGAACTGGTTATACTACTGATTTTACATCTTCAATAATTTCTCAAAAGGGACAAGACAATGCATCAACTGAGGGTGTTATTATTTCTCGTGTTGATAGTTTTCTTGCTCCCGCAAATAAATCGGTTGCATTAGGGATTACTGAAAAGACATCTGGTTTTGCAGAAAGCGGTTCTATTAATACTGCAGATTATAACTTACCAGTAACTTTTACTATAACTGGAACTCTTACTGCTACAAATGGTAGTCCTACTGTTACTGGTTCTGGATCAACCTTTACGTCACAATTATCTTTTGGTGATTATATAACTTTAAGTGGAATTGCATATAAGGTACAAACTGTAGAATCAGATACTAGTCTAACACTTTCTTCAAATTATTCAGGAACCACATCAAGTTCTTTAACTTCCGTTTCTGGTTACAGAACTGCTGCTATGGATGGCACTTATGCTGGTTTAACAGTTAGAGAGTTTGGTATCACCTCTGCTAACTCAGTTGCAACAACAACTACTCCTGCTATTATTAAAGTATCTCTTGGACCACTTGCTAAATATCCAGGGTACTATGTTAATAATGATGGTTTCTTAGATGATGCTATTTACATTCAAGATAGTAAGTTCTATCAAGCATTCTCTTATGTTATTAAGATTGACCAATCTTTAAACACATATAAGACGATCGTTAAGAATTTAATTCACCCTTCTGGTATGGCGATATTTGGTGAATATGATCTTCGCAACGAATTTACTATCAACACTGCAATTGAATCATTAATTAAGATTCTTTCTATTACTGTTTCAGATTCTGCAACATCAGGAACTAATTTAGAGATAAAGGATATCTCTAAAATTATTAATTCCCTTGCATATGATCATACTTTAAATGATGGTGTATCTTTAGACGATGATACAGTAGGTGCTGTAGACTATACTGGAACATTACTAAATAGAACATTACCATACTTTAGTTCCACAAAACCTCTTGGAACCCACGCTACTCTAGCTGGACCAACTGAAAATTCTACAGTTTCACCAACAGATTCTGGTGGACAAATTCTATTTAACCCATACGTTGAGGCTGGGTGGTTTTTAAATGATAGTGGTTCATATGTTGGAACCCCTACAACTTTCTAATTAAGGAGATATAATGAACTTACACGATACATTCACCCCTACTGGCGAACTTGAAATTGTTCTTCGCGATAGTCAAGGAAATATTAAAGAAACTATTAAAGCAAAAAATTTAGTTGTATCTGCAGGTAAAACCTACCTAGCATCCCGTGCTGTTGGAACTTCTGCTAATATTATGTCTCATATGGCTATTGGTACTGCAACATCAACTCCAACAGCATCTGATACTCAATTGGGTACAGAAGCTGGTCGTGTTACTTTAGCATCTTCTTCTAATAGCGCAAATGCTATTACTTATACCGCTACTTTTCCTGCTGGTACTGGTACTGGTGCTATTACTGAGGCTGCAGTATTAAATGCTTCTTCAGCTGGTACTATGCTTTGCCGCACAACATTCCCTGTGGTTAATAAAGCAGCTGGTGATTCTATCGCTGTTACTTGGGTTGTTACAATCAGCTAATTGGAAATCTAAATGTCATCATTACTAAAATCTCCGTTAGACAATTCTATTGCTGACGCAGTGTATAATGAAATCCAAAATCGTAGTGCACGTTACTACTACTTTTTAGGTAAAACTATTCGTTGGACTGATGAGGCGACCCCACCATTTCCAATTGATAGTTTTAATTATGAACTTCAAACACGAGATGAAATCATAACTTTAAAAGAAGTAAACTCTACTGATGTGGCTTTCGTTATTCCTAGAAAAGACTGGGTAACTGGTCAAATATGGGATATGTATGATGATCAATATTCTACTGAAATCCAAGGTATTAATTTAATTGCTGGTGGTTATGGTTTTTCTGGAACACCAACAGTTTCTATTACTGGCGGTGGCGGTAATGGTGCATCAGCAGTGGCAGTTGTTAGTAATGGTATTATTACTAACATAAATTTAACATCTCGTGGAACTGGATATACTTCAATTCCAACTGTTACAATTTCAGGTGGTGGTGGCGCAGCTGCAAACGCAACTGCTGTTGTTAATATCGCACCATCAGGTGCACAACGTCTAGAAGATACTAACTGTTATGCTCTTACTGATGACTATAACGTGTATAAAGTTTTAGATAATAATAATAATGCGATTTCTACTTACAAACCAGTTGGTACTGTTGTAGATCCTGTTATTATGCCAGATGGTTACATGTGGAAATACTTGTATAGTATTCCAATTGCTTTACGCAATAAATTCTTGACTGACGTATATATGCCAGTCGTTAACTCAATTCGATCACAGTTTTACTCTGGTGGTGAGTTATTAAATGTTAAAATTGATAATGCAGGACAAAATTATACATTTGCCAATATTACTGTAGCTGGTGATGGTTATCGTTCATCAGATCCATTATTATTAAAGTCATTAACACTTTCTTCTGGTGGAACTGGTTATACTTCTGGTGCAACCTTAACAATTGCTCCTCCATTTAATGGAGCCAATACTTGGACAAATGCTGTTGGTATTCTGCTCGGTCAAAAAGTAGAATATAATAATAATTTATACGAATGTACTGTATCAGGAACTACGGCTTCTCCTGGACCTAATCACAAATCTGACGTAGTTGCTAATGGAACTGCAGCATTAAAATATATTGGAACTCGAGCAACTGGAACATTAACTGTTGCTAGTGGTGTAGTTACTGGTTATACTTTAAATGGCCAAGTATTTGATATAGCAATGACCAATGGTGGTCTTGGATATACTTCTGCTCCATCTCTAACTATGTCTGGCAGTGGTGGTTTCGTTGGTCAAGCAGTTATGAATGGTACTTCAGTATCAAGAATTTACATTGCTAACTCTGGTGATGGTTATACGTCAGTTCCAACTATTACGTTCGGAACTCAATGGACAGCAGCTACTGCGGTTACAGTTGGCCAGCAAATTTATTATTCAAACAGACTTTATACAGTAACTATTGCTGGTACTACTCACGCTTCTACTGCTCCAATTATTTCTGGTGCAATTGCAACAATTCCAGTAACAAATGGTGGCACTGGATATACAAGTTCGCCTACATTTACTGTTTCTGCTCCTGATGTTCCAGGTGGTAATACTGCAGTTGTTGTTGCTACTTTTGCTTCAGGTGTAATTACTAGTATTACAGTTTCTTCTGGTGGTACTGGTTATATCAACCCACCAACTGTTACCTTTACTGGTGGCGGTGGCACTGGATTATTACTAGGTACTCCAACAATGCAGACTGCCACAAATGGTACTGCTACTTTAAAATATGCAGGTGTTACCGCAACTGGTACTGTTACTTTAAAATATGGTTCTGGTTATGCAGCACTACCAACTGTTACTATTACTCCAGTTTCTGGTGGTACTGGAGCTGCAGGATATTTTGTTGGTGTTCAATCCGCTGCGAAATTAATTCCACTAATAACAAATGGTCAAATTAAATCTGTTCAGATTGATGATGGTGGTATTGGATATACCTATGCTAACCTTACAGTTAGTGGTGACGGAACTTCTGCTCAACTAAGTGCAGACCTTTCTCCAGGTGATATTAATACACTTCAAGCCAATACTGAGTTGTTGACACCTGATGGTCGTATTATGGCATATCCAGTTGTTTCTGGTGGGTATGGTTATGGTTCAGATTTTCCTGTTACTATTACTGGTGATGGAACTGGAGCATCGGCGACTGCTCATGTGTTGAATGGTGCAATACGTAAAATTGAAGTTATAAACTATGGACTTGGATATCGCTGGTGTAAAGTAGCATTTGATCAGGGTAGTGGTTCTGGTGCTGTTGCTCGTGGGGTAATGGCTCCATTTGGTGGTCATGGTAAAGATCCAATTACTGGTATGTTTGCTAAAACATTAATGTTCTATAGTAACGTATCCAAAGATACCAATCAAGGTTTTGTTGTAAATAACGACTTCCGTCAATTGGGTATTATTAAAAACCCACGTCAATTTGGCGCATATGGTAATTTGGCGAGCAGTCTTGCTTCTGCTTGTTATGTTATTACTGGATTTATCGATACGAACAATTTTACCCAAGATATGGCAGTTAATCTTGGATCATCTACTGGTCCACTGTTTAGAATTGTTGCTCTTACATCTACTGGTTGTTTATTACAATCATTGGATAATGCAGTTCCAGTTGTTGGTAACGTGTTCTTAAATTCTGCAGGAAATACTTTCTCTGCTTCTGGTGTAACACCTCCAAACGCAGATAAATATTCAGGACATATGCTGTTTATAGATAACAAAGTAGCCTTTACCCCTACTGCTGATCAGAACGTAACTCTAAGAACTGTTATACATTTCTAACATAAATAAACAAATAACTTAAAGAGTAAAAGAATGCTAGATTTCAATACCGAACCGTATAACGACGACTACGAAGAAACTAAAAAGTTTTACCGTATTCTTTATCGCCCATCTTTTGCGGTTCAGGCTCGCGAATTAACTCAAATGCAGAGTATTCTGCAAAATCAAATTAAACGCCATGGTGATGCTATTTTTAAACAGGGCGCAATGGTTATCCCTGGACAAGCATCTGTTAAAACTGCCACTCAAACTGGCGGTGGCGCAGATTATGTAAAACTAACATCTTTATATAATGGTGTTGCTGTTGAAACTTTTCTTTCTGCATTAAAGGGTAAAACTTTAATTGGTCAAACCTCTGGTGTTATTGCAACAGTAGATGTTACGCAAAACGCAGAAAATAATGATCCAACTACATTATACCTCAGCTACAAACAATCTGGTACAAATACTACTACAAAAACTTTCGCTGCGAATGAAGTATTAATTACTTCAGACAACATATACTCTGTCCAAGTAGCTTCTGGTTTAACTGCAGTTGGTAAAGGTTCAACTGCAACAGTCAATCAGGGTGTTTACTACATTAATGGACATTTCTGTTTAGTTGATACTCAAACTATTGTTCTTGACAAATATACAGATGAGCCATCATATCGTATTGGTTTGAATGTTAGTGAAGAAATTATTACTCCAGAAGAAGATGAAACCCTACTCGACAATGCGCAGAACAGTTTTAATTATGCTGCTCCAGGCGCACATCGTTATTATATTGATTTAACATTTAAAAAACTTGCTATTGATTCTGCTCTAGATTCTAATTTTGTAGAATTAATCCGTGTTACAAGTGGTTCTATTAAAACTATTGTTGATGCTACTCAGTACTCAATACTTGGTGATGAATTAGCAAGACGAACATATGATGAATCTGGGGACTATACTGTTCGTGGCTTTGAAATTGATGTTCGTGAACACAGAAATAATAATCGTAGCACATGGGCTTCTAATACTGCATACTTAATAGGTGATATTGTTTCGTATAATGGATACACATATACTTCTTTAAATTCTGGCACCTCAATCACAACCCCACCAACTCATACTTCTAGTACTGCATATGATGGTCCAGGAGCAACTGGTATTAATTGGCAATTCGATACTGCTCCAATGTACAATCGTGGTATATATCTTGATGGTGATGAAACAAAACTTGCAATTGGTATTGAACCAGGTAAGGGTTATATCCATGGATATGAAGTTGAAAAAACTGCAGTTACATATATCCCTGTGGCAAAAGCAAGAACATCTGTACAAGCTACTGCTTCTGTTATTGATACAACTGTTGGTAATTATATTTTAGCAACAAATATTAATAATTTACCACCTGTAGATACTCTAGATCAAGTTGTATTGTATAATAATATTACTGGTTCAACAAATCGTGGAACTGCGCAAGGAACTGTTGTTGGCTATGCTAGAATTCGTTTTATGGAATGGCATAATGGATTACCATTCGGTTATTCTGCAATCTATAAAGTTGGTTTATTTGATGTTCAAATGAAACCTGGATATGCATTTAATACTGATGTAAAATCTGTTTTTTATGATCGTTCTGATTCTAACTTAAATTTTACTGCAGATATCAACCCAGTAGTTACTCCTTTAATTGGTTCAGTAACTGCTTCTTCTACAACAGTAGCAGGAACAGGTACATCTTTCTTAACTGATTTAAAAGTTAATGATTTAGTCCTTATTGGTGGTATTGGAGGTAGTTACCGCAAAGTAACAGCAGTTAGCGCACAAGGAACAATTACTGTTGATGCTAGCATTACTGTTACTGGTGTAACTATTGCTCGTTGCACTACTCAAATTTTAGAATCTGATAATCAAAGTCTAGTATTCCCATTAGCATATTATGGTGTTAAATCAATGCGCACGGCTGGTACTGGTGGAACAAATAATACAACTTTCTATACATATCAGAAATTTACACAAACTGCCACTGGAACTGCATTAACTATTAGTACTTCTGGTACTTTTGCTTCAGCTGCTGAAACTGATAATTATATTGTTGTTGATAATGATTCTACTGCAGGTGGTGCAATTATTACTCCAGTTGCAATTAACGTGTCTGGATCTACTTGTAGTATTACATTACCATCTGGTCAATCTGGTCGTTCAATTACAGTTATTGCTGCAGTTATTCGTAATGGTTCTGGATTTGAAAAGACTAAGACGTTAACAAATGCAACAGAAACATTTACAACAGCAATAGCTGCTCAAGCAAATATAATCTACTTAGATAAAGCAGATATATTTAAACTCGTTAGTATAACAATGGCTCCAGGCTCTGCATTTGGTTCAACTCCTTCAGGCAGTGCTTATACTGTTGATATTACTGATCGTTTTGATTTTAGTAATGGTCAGAAATCTAGTCACTATGATTGGGGTACATTAACTTTAAAACCATCTTTTGCGGCACCAGCAAATCCAATTAAAGTAACATATCAATACTTTGAACATGGAGCAGGTGATTATTTTGATGTAAACTCATATAGTGGTATTGACTATAAACAAATTCCACCAGAGTTAAGAGATGCTATTGACTTCCGTCCACGTGTTGCCAATAAATCAAGCAATGCTATTAAGAACTTTATCGGTTCAGGTGGTATAGTTTCAGGTTGCCCAAAACGTGGTGAATCTGTAGTGGCTGATTTTAGTTATTATCTGCCAAGAAAAGATAAACTTGCAATAGACTATAATGGTTTATTATTTGATATTACTGGTGTCCCTTCATTAACACCTGGATTCCCAGCAGATCCTGCTCTTGGCATGATTCTTTACACTATTGAATTAGAACCATACACTTTTGGTACTACTTCATCTAATATTCGTATTGTAAAACTTGATAACAAGCGTTACACAATGCGTGATATTGGTAAATTAGAAACACGTATTAATAATCTAGAATATTATACTTCTCTATCTCTTTTAGAGCAAGAAACTCAATCTATGAAGATTACAGATTCTACTGGTCTTGATAGAATGAAAAATGGTTTTGTTGTTGATAATTTTAGTGGTAGCAAACTCGCAGACAAAACTTCTGCTGATTATTTCTGTTCTATTGATATGAACACTAATCAGTTGCGTCCATTTTATACAATGCATAATGTTAATTTATTGGAAAAATTCTCTAATGCTTCTGATAGGGCAAATGCTAATTATCAGTTGACTGGTGATATTATTACTTTACCATACACAAATACACCATTAATTACTCAAACATATGCTTCTCGTTTAGAGAATATTAATCCATTTGCTATTTTTACTTTTTTAGGTGATATTAAACTTAACCCACCTACAGATGACTGGTTTGAAACTGCCCGTGCACCAGACGTTATCCAACAAGTTGAGGGAAACTACGACACAGTTAGAATTATGGCTGAAAAAGCTGGCGTTCTTGGTACTGTTTGGAATGCATGGCAAGATCAGTGGTCAGGCTCTCCAACTCTAACAGCGAGAAGTTTTAATTGGGAACGTCAAGGTGCTGTTTTACTATTTCGTTACGATACTTTTGCTACTCAAGTTGGTCAGTCAAGAAATGGTGTAAGTACACAACTTCAGTTAAAAACAGATTACCAGCAAGTTGATGATCGTGTAATTTCAACTGCAATTATTCCATATATTCGTTCAAGAAATATTCTTGTACAAACGCATAAATTAAAACCAAAAACTAAATTCTATCCATTCTTTGATAGTGTTGATATCAGTTCTTATTGCAAGCCAGCATCTAAACTTGTTTACACTCCTTCTTCTGGCACGTTTGACTATACCAGTAACGTAGGTGGTCAAGCTGGAGAAATTAAACGTCGTATTGAGAAAGATTCCCAAGTTTGTTTAAATACTGGTGATGTTATTAGCAATAATACTGGAACAGCTTCTGCTGTAGTTGTAAATAGATATCTAGATGAAAATGATGCTTATTGTTTAAGTATTGTAAATATTATAGGTTCTTTTGCCACTGGTGACACTATTTCTGGTTCTATAAGTAGCGCACAAGGAACTGTAGTTTCTGTTACCAACCCATCTACATTAATTACGACTGCTGGTGGTGATGTTGAGTTCTTATTCAATATACCAAACTCTGAATCAGTTCGTTTTAGAACTGGCACCAGAGAACTTAAATTAGTAGACTCATCAACATATGCTGGTGATTATACTTCTCGTGGTATTGTAAATTATGTTGCTAATGGTGTATTAGAAACTAAACAAGCAACTATTAATGCAGTGCGTAATGGACAACTTGTTCAGGAACAAGTAACTGCAGATCAAACAATTTATCGCTACAATACTACAAGAACTTATACAGGGCAATATTACGATCCACTTGCTCAGTCATTCTTGGTTCAGCAAAAGGGTGGCGCATTCTTAACTGGAATTGATGTATTCTTTGGCACTAAATCTAGTACTATGCCAGTAACTTTGCAAATTCGTGAAATGGTAAATGGAGTCCCAGGCAAAACTATTCTTCCATTTAGCATTGTGACTAAACGTGCTGTAGATGTTAATTTATCTGCCAATTATGTAACTATGCCAGATGGCACTCAGAAACATAGTTATGACACACCAACAAGATTTACTTTTGAAAGTCCAGTTTACGTTCAAGATAATACTGAATATTGTTTTGTTCTTCAGTCAGACTCAAACGACTATAATGTTTGGATCTCTTATATGGGCGATCAAATTCCTGGATCTGGAAGAGCTATTTCTGTTCAACCATATGCTGGTGTAATGTTTAAATCTCAGAATGCTTCTACTTGGACTCAAGATGATAACGCTGACATTAAATTTATTATTTACAGAGCCATGTTTGATACTTCTGTTGTTGGCGACATAGAATTTGTTAATGATGTTCTTCCATATGATACACTGGACGTTGATCCATTCGAAACAGTTTCTGGTTCAGCATTAGTTCGTGTATGGCATTATGATCATGGTATGACTGCTGGTTCTACTGTAGATATATCTGCTGTTAATTCTAATGATCTAGGAACTGGGACTATTACAGCTTCTACAAGTAGTGCCACAATTACTGGTGTTGGAACTGCGTTTAGTACTGAATTAGCAGTTGGTTCAGCAATCTATAATTCGCAGGATGTTTTGATTGGTTCAGTTTCCGCTATCGCAAGTAATACTTCATTAACTTTAAGTTCGAATGCTGGTGTTGCTGTAACAGGTTCTGCATATCAATATGTTGCTCCAATTAATGGTATCCCTGCAATTCAGATATATACAACTCATATTATTGGTAATGTAGATCCTGACTGTTATACATTTAGTGTTTCTAATGCAGCAACAACAAGTGGATATACTGGTGGTACTTATGTAAAAGCATCTAGAAATGTGCAGTACGATATCATTAATCCATCTATCCAGATGCAGACGTTCTCTGATACTTCAACTACTTTTGGTATTAAAACTACTTCTGGTAAATCATCTGACGGAAATCAATCCCCTTATGTGTTAGATTCTACATTTAGTCCATGTTTGGTTAAAGAGAATAATCCTTTCTATACACCAAGAATGATTGCTTCTGAAACTAATGAAAGTGTAAATCTTGCTGGAGCAAAATCAGTTGGTTTCTCTGTTCAAATGCATTCAGTGAATGATTCATTATCCCCAGTTATTGATACTACTCGTTCTAGTTTAATTGCAATTAGTAATAAGTTAAATCAACCAACTGAAACAAATACAAACGTAGCAGCAATTGATAATATCACAGCATTTAGTTATTCTACTGGAGCATTTGCTTTTACTACAGGTGGCACTTTAACTTCTACGGTTTCTGCTATTAGAACTACTATGAATGGTATTGGTATTGGTAAATATGTAACAATCTCCTCTGCTACGACTTCTACTAATAATGGAACATTTTTAGTTACTGGATTTAATGACGATGGAACTACTGCAACTTTATCATTAAATACTACATTTACAGCTGAGAATGCAGTTTCTGGAACTACAATAACTGCTAGAATTTTATTCGCTGATGAGATCGCCCCAGTTGGTAGTTCTTCCCAAAGTAAATATGTAACATCCCCAGTTAAATTCGCAAATGCTTCAACATATACTCGTGTAATGCTATCTGCAAATATTCCAGCTGAGGCTAATGTTAGTGTTTATTATAAAACTTGTACTGGTGATAGTAAACAACTAAATAACACTAAATATACTTTGATGACTCCAGATTCTTCTGTTGTTAAGGTTGCGAATGGTGACCCTACTTTTAGTGATATTACTTACACTTTAACAGGTATGGCTTCATTTGATACTATCCAGGTTAAGATTATTATGAATTCTACCAATACTGCAGCTTGTCCTATTATTAGAGACTTTAGAGTTATTGCTTGCCCATAATGAATAATTTTTTAAAAGTTGAGGGTCATGGTAATCTAGTCAGAGACACGGCTACTGGAGCAATCCTAAATAATAATAGGACTGAGTATGAAATTTACCTTCATTCTAAAAGAAAAACTGAAGCCCGAGAAGCTAAAATTTCTCAACATACAGAAGACATAAATAACATAAAGAATGAATTATCGGATATAAAACAGCTTCTTCTGCAGCTGGTATCTACTAAATAAGACTGACTAAGGAAACTTAAATGGCATCTATAACTGCTCCATCGATTACGCTAAGATCTACCAAAGGTAGCCCTCTTACCAACGCTGAAGTCGACGCAAACTTCTCGAATATATCTACGCAAATTGCTCTCGGACAGACCGCAGCCAGTTATACTGCTGCTGACGTATTATCAAAACTTAATACTGTTACTGGTCCAACAGCAGTTTCTGGTTTAAATGCTGATACTGTTACTTTTGGCACTTTAGCTGTCCAAGCAAAATCTACTGCTACTGCTAATAGTATCGTTGCTCGTGATTCTTCTGGTAACTTCTCTGCGACTACTATTACTGCTGCTCTTTCAGGTAATGCTACTACTGCTACTGACCTACAAGCAACCTTAGTTGTCTTAAAGGGTGGTACTGGTGCTACTACTGCAGCTGCTGCCAGAACAAACTTGGGTGTTGTTTATGACTCAGATGTATTAGCGTATAGCGCAACTGGTAAGGCTCTAAAAGATCTTACTTCTGCTGCTGATACTGCTCCATATTTTACTGGCGCAGGTACTGCTGGTACATATACTGTTTCGTCTTTTATGCGTGGCCATGCTGCTGATGCTAGTGCTTCAGCTGCTCGCACTACACTTGGCGTTCGTTGGAATCAAGACGTTCAAACATACAGTGCTCAGTTGTCTGCTGTTGGAGCTGTTACTACTGGTATGGTTGCTCTTACTGGCGCAGGTACTGCTGCTGGACGTACTATTGTTTCTGGAACTGCTGGTACTGCAGGTAAAAGTGGTATTACTATTACCAATGGTGATGGTATTGCTGGTAACCCTGTAATCGCTGCTTCTGTTTGGTCTGTCCAAGGCTCTGTAGGCGATGTTATTGTTTCAGTTCCAGTTGTATCCGTTCAAGGTAGTACTGGTACTAATGGTGCAGTTATTGTTTCCAGTGTTGCGTATGCAACTATTGCTGGTACTGCTCAAGGTGGTTGGCCATATTTCTTGAACCAATATGGTAACAACTTGGGTAACTACGGTGGCTTCTTGGACGGAACTGGTCAGGGTAATGCTGCGCATGGTCAGAACGGACCACGTATTACTTCAGTTTATATGGCTAAACATGGTAATTATGGCTCATGTCAAGTTGGTGCAGTTTGTAACTGTAACTGTAATTGCTAATAGGAATAATAATGACAAAAATTTATAAAAAATCAAGACCAGCTGGTAAATTTAACATTTATACTACTGCTGCAGTTACTTGGAACCATAATATTAATATCCAAGAAAACACCTTTACATATACACTAACTGATTCTACTAATAATATAGTATATCATAATATTTCTTTAGATCTTTCTGAACTAAAAAATAATCCAAGATTTGCAGATCAAACTTGGTGGGCTATTACTGATTCTAGTCTAGGTATACATACTACTATATGTAATCCAGTTACATCTCAGACTATTATTAAAAGTGATGATTTAGTAAGTATATTAGATAGAACATATGGCTCAAAAAGAAAATTCGCTTCACTTTTTGGTATTGATGATTATGATGCTTTCCCAATTCAGTTTTTTGTAAAATCCACTAAAGATAATTTTACTGATTTTGTATATACTCTAGTAATCCCAGAAACAGATAATCTTGAAATAAATGGTATTGAATTAAATCCACAACCATCTGAGATAACAGTAAATACTGGTGTAGAAGTTTTAGATACAAATCTACCATGGGCTTCCGTTTTTGATTCAATTCAATTATCAACAGATCAAACAAGTATTTCTGCTGGAGATAATATTATAGTTAATGTAACTTGCGGAAATACAAATGTCTCTAAAGTTTATTTAGAACAGGTTTTAGGTCTTTTAGATAGAACTGAAGTTTCTTTAGTAAATGGTATTGGTAAATTTACTATTATTACTAATACATTAGTGGCTGGTGATATTGTAAAAGTTAAAGCTGGTTATAAAAAATATAATAATCTTACTAATTTTACTACTACATTAAACTAATATATTAAACATAAATAGTCTGGTAGGAGAAATCCACCAGACTTTTTTACATTATAGGATATAGTATGGCGTTATTTAAAATTGATCTAGTTCACCCAATTACTCAAGAAAAAACATTTGTAAATTACGATTCTCTTTCTAGTAAATTAACATGGCCAGATGGTAAAAATGTTATTGTAGATTCAAAAACAAGAGAACCTTCTAATCAAGTAAAAATTGAAATTGGAAAGAATAATTTACGAATTGTAAAAATACAACTCGGTCTTTCTTGTAATTTTGAATGTGATTACTGTTCTCAGAGATTTGTTCCAGATGCAGATTCAACTAATCCAAGCGACGTCCAACCATTTGTAGATAATATGTCTACTTGGTTTGAAGGTGGTATTGATGGTTTAGGGTCTGAAGTAACATTCGAATATTGGGGTGGGGAACCATTTGTTTATTGGAAAACAATGAAACCTTTGGTTGAGGCTATTAACAAAAAATACCCAAACTGTAATAATTTAGTTATTACTAATGGTAGTATTTTAGATTCTGAGAAAAATGATTTCTTAGAAAAATATAATTTTACCGTTGCAATATCTCATGATGGGCCAGGTCAGCCTGTTCGTGGGCCAGATCCGTTTGATGATCCAAAATCTAAAGATGCGATTATAGATTTATTTAAACGTCTTGCTCCAAAAAATAAGATATCATTAAATGCAATGATAAACTCTAAGAATATTAGTAGAGAAAATATTCAAAAGTTTTTTGAGAATCTAATTACAAGAGAACTTGGTGAAGAATATTTAGAATACCTTACTATTGGCGAAGGTGGTTTTGTCGATGCTTATGATGATGGTGGTTTAGCAAATTCTTTATTGGATGAAGAGGAAGATGTTAAGTTTAGAAATTCTTCTTATCTTGAAATTCGTGATTATAAAGCATCTAAGTTTATAACTATAAATCAAAAAATTAAGAATTTTATTGAAACAGTTGCAACTGGGAGAAGATTAGAATCAGTTGCTCAAAAATGTGGGATGGATAAGGCTAATAATATTGCTGTTGATTTAAATGGAAATGTCTTAACTTGTCAAAATGTCAGCTCAGTCTCAACAAACCCCTCTGGTATATCTCATTATATTGGTCATGTTAGTAATTTAAAAGATATAGAAGTTAAAACTTCTACTCACTGGAGTGATCGAAGTGAATGTCCAATGTGCCCTGTTGTTCATATTTGCAAAGGTGCATGTATGTTCTTAACAGGAGAATTATGGGAAGCCTCATGTAATAACGCATTTAGTGATAATATTACTATTTTTGCTAATGCGATTGAACTTATGACTGGTCATATTCCGATCTACATTCATGGTCCACAAAGAGAAGATCGTAAAGATATTTTTTGGTGG